TGTATGTATGTAACTCTACATGGTCCTAAATTTGTACTACCACCAGTGATAGTTTTAAAATTACCATCTGCTGTTAATGTTGTAAACTTTTGATCACTTGAAAATGATCCGCCGCCTGCCATAATATTCTCCTTAAAAATTTATGTGGGGCCGAAGCCCCACACTAATTATTTATTAACTTAAGTTATTATTTTGTATGTACAAAACAGTGACAGTTGCAGCTCCAGTTGTACCATCAGCACTTCCTCCATCAAAAGCAGCTTGAACTGTTACATCAGATGTTCCAATGTCAGTTGCCTCTGTATCTAAAGTGCCTCTAGTTGTAGCTAAAGCTTTTACGTTAACATCATTTAAGAAAGCATCTGGGTCTGCAGATGTTCCTACGTTAACAACAGCTGTACCTGAATCGTTAGATACAGTGGTAACGTTTAAAATAACGTCAATGATTTGTGAGTTAGCAGGTACTATTGCTACGTTAGTTGTGTTATCTGCACCGATAATATCTATTACCGCTGATTGTGCCATTACAACAGAACCTACGTTTGCAGTAGCTCCTTCTCTTATCGTTCCCGCTTTTACTGGTCCCGAAAATGTAGTTGTTGCCATAATTATCCTCCTAGTATTTACGAACGCAGTCTCTAGGCCGTCGACTATACTCGTCTACGTTCTGATTAATTGTATAGTGTGTTTTTTATATACTAGATTTAAGTAGAGTGCAAGAGATCCCGCAATGTGAATTGAATTTATTCAACGATGTAGCTTTTTGATTAAGTAGCTACTGAAACTTGAGGCGCAGAACCTTCGATCTTATTTTGCATATGCTCTTTTTTAGCTTCTGCAAGTTTAATATGGCTAATTACGTCTCTGACTTTTCTGTCAATTTTAACCATATTGAGAGTATATCTACCCTCTTTAAGATGCTCCTGCTCCCATTCGAGATCCAGACCCTTTTTCGTCGTGTAAAGGTCTTGTAGATGTTGCATCATGTTCTCCATTTATAACCTCCTCATAGGTTATTCTGTTTGTCTTGGGATCCATCATTTCTCCAAGATGTTCCCAAGTTATAGCATTTTCTCCTAGCTTGTCAAGGATAGCGTTTTCCAAACTTTTTGGATTGTCTTGGGATAAAACTTCGAATTTTGCGTGATGTCTATATGCGTATATGTTTACTAAAAATTTTTTCATAACCTTTCTATTATATGTTTAAAATGTGGCGGAACTATGTCCGCCACAAATTTTATTGATTACGCACCTGGTGATGCAAAAATACCTCTAAAGTCAGAAACTCCAAAAGAGTATCTTTCTCTAGCTTTGTATCTTACGTTACCAGTATCGAAGTCACCTTCCATAGCAGTTTTAATTGCTGCTCTTTGGAAATACTTCATACCATTAGGCACGTCTGTAATGATATAGAACGCATCTGGGTCAGTTAAGAAATTGTTAACTCTATAACCTTGAGGTAACATTCCCATAGACGCAATTGCATTTATGTCATTATCAGCTGTTCCAACTCTACCTTGAGATTTCATTAATCTCTCAGCTGTGAATTGAAGAGCCGAAGGAATAATCATTTTCACTCCTCTTGAAGCAATTTTCAGACCTCTTTCGTCTGTCATTGCAGCAATGTCGATCATTGATTGTTCCAACGATGTCTCGTTCAAGTCAGCTGCTGTAGATAAAGTGTTAGAAGTAGTACCTGCAATTGTAGTGTGGTTTGATGCAAATAATGCAGAACCATCACCTGATGTGAAAGTACCGAATCCATTAATTAATGGACTCACAGCTTTAACTTGTTTAGTGTTTGCCATTGATCTAGCTAACGCTTTTGTATATCTAGATGCTAATCTGTCATACAGATTATCTTCAATAGCTTCTTCAGTAATCGAGAATGCTAAAGCCACTGTTTCGTGAGTGTATCTAGCTGTGTAAGTCTCTTGAGCATTGTCAAAAGTTACTCCAGAACCCTCAGGTTTAACTTGTGCTTGAGCAAATCCAGATAACATTACTTCCTCTTCAAACGCTCTGTCTGATGATTCAGTAGTGTAAATCTCTGCATGTTGATTCTCGTACTGTTTGTATTCCAGGCCGAATAAAGCATTCAAACCTGGCTCTAGTTCTTTGACTAGCTGTCCTCTTGATATCGCCATAGTTATTCTCCTTTATTAGATACCTGCTTCTTGTTTCAAGAAGTGTTCGTTGATTGTAACAACAAAGTTTACGTTTGCAGAACTTAAGTCATTATTATCAGGATCTTTAGAAACACTGATAACCTTTAATTGGCCATCAGAAGTTGCTAGATCTGAATCATCTAACTCAACTTTTGAAACGTAGTTTGGTGAACTTCCAGCAGCGTACGCGATATTAGCTACATTACCAATATCAGTTTGTGCAGAAGCACCTGTGTTGTTTGATTGTACTTCGAACCTTTCATAAGGATCATCTGATACAAAACCGACAATGTCAGTTGCTGTATTAGAAGCCTCTAAATGGTTCGCAAATGTTGGTTTGCTTGTTGAAGCGTGAGTAAAGAAAACCCCATTAAGTGGTCCTAATAAAACATCACCTGCTGCTGCCACACCAATTGTACCAGTAGCTAACATTTCTACTGGATCTCCTTGGTATATAGCTGTTGCAGAAGCTGCAATGCTGTACTCGGATAAACCCTGGTTGTCTTTATTCTGACCAACTTTTCCGATCGGTCTTAGACCGAACGCGCTATCTTTATTAGCCATAGTTGTTGTCCTCCTTAGACATTTATTGATTTATCCTTGGATGGTTAGGAATTGTTAAAAAATTAACTTTTCTTTGAGCCACCGAAGGTTACACGAGACTGCCTATCAATATCGATTGGCATACTCTGATGCTGTTCCTTCATAAGATCGTTGTCAACCGCTTCGACTTTATCACCATGTTGTTTAACATAATATTTTGTCCTTTGGTTTGCGATCTCTTCAGGCACCCTAGTCAGCACTAGGCCCCCAACTCCGATGACACCTGCGTATTTCCCATCTTCTACAACGGGGTAATCCGACTCAGGATATTCGTCTGCTCGTACTAACTCATATCCTGATCTTATTCTTCCAGAGACATTCTTAGTGTCTTGAAAGCCTAAGCTCTCGGCCCTTACCCATCTGTGTTTAAACCCAGTAGGCGCAGGCGGTGCATCTAAAGATGACGGTGGAGACCAAACTTTTTTTTGAGCTGTTTTTTCTCTAGTTTGACTCGCACGAGAGGTTCTCTTATCATTTTTATTTTCCATATGCTTATACCTCCTTCGTGATATTTAATTGTTTTGCATATTCTTCAAGTGGCACACCTAATTTTTTAGCAATTGCTACCTGTGAAGGCGTGAGACGTACAGTTTTGCGACCAGTTTTCGTACTTCTTTTTGCAGATGCAACTGTCTGTACAGGCTTGGCCGTTTCCGTAGGTTCTTTTCTATCAAACTTATGCGGAAATTCAAGTCTTATTCTCTTATCTATTTCCGAATAATATTCGTCACTTGCAGGATCAAATCCTTCATCTTCTGTTAACTTTTTGTGAAGATCAAAGGCAGTATACGTCATGGCTGTATCTTGTCCAAACCATGCATTTTTAGAAGCCCAATCCTCTGCTTTTGGATCAGGTGTTCCTTTTGCTGCTTGTTGCCTTCTATCTAAGTTAATTTCAGGTTTTGATTCCTTTTTCTTGTTGTACTCTTCTTGAGCAATTTTTGCTTGTTCAAGTTGAGCTTTTTTATACCCTAACTCAGATATTGTAGTTAAAGCTTCCGCTTCAGCTGTTAAATCATTATTGTCTCTAGCTGCTGCAAGTTTTGCTTGAGCTGCCTCGACACCTGATTTAATAGATGATTCAGTAGATTCTAAATATCCTGGTTCAAGTTTTGAAAGTTTTTCTTCGGCTCTTGTTTTAGCCAAAATCATTTTCTCTGCGTATGTCAAAGCCTCTTCTCTTTGTCTTTCCGCTTCTCTCCACTTGTGAGTTAGTTTAGATATTCTTTTCTGAACAGAGTCAGAATATTTTTCTAATTCTTCTTCTTTCTTATCTTCTTTCGTATCTTCTTTTTTGTCCTCTTCGACTTTTACTTCACGTTC